TTGACTTGTTTTTGCATCAGAACCTTTTGATACTTTAGAGTAAGTTTCAATAACTTCGCCAACAGTACCTGAAATTCCACCATCTTCGTCAATGACTACAATATGCATCTCATCATTAGCGCCGCCTCTTGCTGAAGCATAAGGTGATGTACTTGGAGCACCGTCAACAAAATCATAATATTGCCATCTTCTTCTAACGTTAACACCGTTAGTTAAAGGAGCATGTAATCCACCAGTTCCTGATTCTTTTCTAACGAAAGTGACAAGTTCGGTTGATGTATTGTTTGCTGTTACTCTATATTCGTGTCCGTCTGTATAATCGTTTGTAGCTGCTGTAGTTGAAAACGATATAATATCGCCAACGATTATGCCATCCGAAGCTGTTAAAACTACTGTAGTGTCGCCAGTTGCTGTTGCTGAGTCATTTACAGTTGTTACTGCTACTGTTTCAAAAGCAGCAGCGGTGTCACATACAGAAACAGAAAGGTTATTACCCCATGTTCCTGCTGTTCTAGCTGCCCAAGATCCCACAGAACCTTGTCCTGTAGAAAAGTTTGATTGATAGTCTTCGTTATTCGTAATTAATACGGTTCCAGCGCCCGCATTAGCATTGGATATACTTGTGTTAGTTGTTCGTACTACTCTCAAAGCATTAGAGTATTGTAGAAAATTAGCGGCAGAAAAAAAGTATTCAAAGTTAGTTGAATCTGGTTTGCCGAATGTATCTACAAGCTCTTGTTCACTAGAAATAGCCACAACCTCATCTAAGGGTCCTTTATTAAAAGTACCAGCAATAGCACCAATTGATGTTGATACTGCGGGTATAACTCTAGTTAAATCTTTTTCTTGTACGAGAACGCCTGGTGATACTTGAAATGCCATAGGTTTATTCTCCTGTTATTTGTTTTGTTAACATTTGTTTATTGTTCAAAAATCGTATTATTCATACGCCCATAGTCAAAGTTTCATTATACAGATATTTATAATAACTCAAAACTACATACCTTTTCTTATCTCAACAGGAGACCATACATCTCCATATTCATCTACTGTTGTGTCATCATGTTCGTTAATACCATCATCTAAAAATCCAAAAGGAGCCATATCCTGTTCTATCAAATTCTGTTGATCCACGTACATTTGTTGACGAGCATTTGTATTGGTTAGCTCTTTAAAGTAAGCTTGATTAGACAACCAACCAAACATAACACAACACATCATTAAATCATCATTGGAACCGTCTTCAGCCTGATAACTCTGTCCTCTTTTGGTAAAGGTTGAAATCTCCTCAATAATCTTAAATGAATTGACTAAAACTTTATCACCCTCAATAAGTGTCTTTATATTAGCACAACCTATTCTCTTAATCTGTTTGGTCATTCTTACACCTAATGAAGAACCACGGCCGCTGTACATGGCACCTAAGACTTGTCCAGCACGACCTTTCTGTGTGGTCATCAATATATTATCATATTCTATTTCAAATTGTAGCGCTTCAGCAATCTGTTGACCAATATCATTAACTTCCGTTAAGATATGAGCATGATTATAACCTTTACAAACTTGTTCTATAATATTTGGAAAAACAAAAGGTTTAACTTCATTATTTTTATAAATGGCCACAACCTTAAAAGGCATTTGTGTTACATCAAATACAACAAAGGCAGAATAATCTTTATCAACACCTCTCGATACATCAACTGTACATACATAGGTACGATCTTTAACTGGTGCTTCAAATACTTCTACACTACCTGAAGATTTTAAAGGATTCATGTAAGGCATATTTTTAATTTTAGCAGGACTTATAAGGGTATTAACAGAACCTAAAAACTCACATTCAAACTCTTGCTGAAATTGCTCAGCACTTGTGTTTCTAATTGTTTGTTCTTTCCAAGCTTCATCTCTGCCTGGCACCTCCGACCAATGTACTTCAATTGGTATATAATCATTTCGTTTATTTTCTGCGTCTGTCCATAACTTATAAAACTGGTTCATACCATATGGCGTAGATACAATAATCATTTTAGTTTTACTACCAGCAGATATCGTAGGATAAACTGAACTAAAGAAAGACTCAGCAATATTTGTAGGTACGAATGCAAACTCATCAAGGAAAATAATATTATAAGAACCACCTCGAATGGCACTTGAAGATGTGGCAGCGGCGACTATTGTTGATTTGTTTTCTAATTCAATATTACCTTTGTTCCAATTGATTACACCTTGTTGTAACCATCTTGGTAAATTCTCATAAGCTAATTGTAAACGACCTAATATATCTCTAGCAGTTGAAGATTTGTTGGCAAGTATTGCTATGTTTGAATTAGGATTAAATAAAGCATAATGTAAAAGATAAGAAATTGTTGTAGTTGATTTACCAGACTGTCTAGGTAATTTACAAATTGTAAATCTATTATTGTGTATTGTTTCTACGATCTTCTTTTGAAAGCCATACATTTTAAATGGTATAAGACCTTCATCAAGTGATACAATACGAACATAGTTTTCCATAAAGTATAATGGATCACCAGCACACTTTTGATATTCTAAAATTTCTTCTTTAGAAAACTCTACAGGTGTGTTGACTTTTTTAAGCTGAGGATTACCGAGGTAGTGATCACTCATTTAAGATTCCTTAATATTTTTATCTTCAGGTGTAATGTCTTTAACTTTTTTTGTTTCATCTTTGTTTAACATCTTTTGTAATTCTGCTGTAGATCCAATAAAGAGAGCATTTTTAATTTGTGGACTTGCTGTTTTTGGTAAATCTTTTAAGTCTTTTAATTTTTTTTGTAAATCTTGTAGTTTATCAACTGTATCAGCAACATTTTTAATTAAAACACCAGCAACTTCGAATGCCCTTGGATGTTGGCCTTCTTTAGCAACATCAAGTATTCCTTCTATGGCTTCTTGTCCTTGCTGAATTAAATTGTAGTAGTTTTCTCTACTGTATTTGTAGTCGTTATCAACATCATCTTTATCAGTTTCCTCTTTTCGTGGAACTAAAGGTTTGAAGTCTTGTTTAACTATTTCATTTTTAGGTTCAGGTTTATCTATGCCTAAAATCTCATTTACTTTGTCTTCCAGTTTTGTCATAATATAATACTATTTATTCGTCTGTATCTGTTGATGGATTATAATTTTTACCATCTGTAAAGTTTGTTATTGTTGTTGTGAATCCAAAATCATCATCAGCGTCTGCGCTAGTAGGATTCGGTGTAATGACTATTCTTTCTTCTCTTGTTGATTCTGGTGTATCTGTAAATAGATCAGATTGTACTTCTTTAATAACTTTTTGAGTATTCGCTGGCCCAAATAAATATGTTTTTGCAGTAAAGTTTAATGTGTATATTACTGCTCTACGACTTGTGTAATCACCACTATAACTATCTTCGTAATTAACGTCATTAAGAACAATAGGCACATCTCTTTTTATATCGAGTTCTGGTACTGCGACAACGGTGACTGTATAATCAGGTTGAAAGAATGGTAGTATTTGTTCTACAATTTGTAGACCACTTTCAGCAGTTGCTGTAAATATGTTTAGTGTGTAAGATATGTTATAAGGAACAGGTGTGTAATTATAATTCATTACTTTACCATCTTTACCTGTCTTAACAGTTTTATATTTTTGTATTCTTGTTAACTTACGAGAACTATCGTAAGAAATACCGGATATCTCAAAACTCATTCTTGGAAGTGTGACAGCAATTTCTCTTTTATCTAAATCTGGTTGTTGATCTAATCTTGTTAAAAACTTTTCTTTTGGAGCATATGCTAATGGTACAGCAATAGATTGAATTGTATTTCCAGATGCATCTTTGTTTTTAATTTGTATTTTATTAAACAGTTGGCCAAATGCCACTGTCATTCTTCTCATACTCTCGTTGTAAAAATATCTACCGAACATTAGAAACTACCTCTATCAGGATCACCAAAAGGATTTCTTTCTTGGAAATCTAATATATCATCAGCTGTAGAAGCTGTATCAAAACCAGCTTGACTATCTAAATCTAAATTATCAGCGTAATTGGATTGTGTTTGTATAGAAAAATCTTCATTAATAAAGTAATAAGATTCTCCATCAGCACTATCATTTTCTAATAATAATGAACCTGTTGCGCCTATGTTTTCACTTATAGTTACAGTAGGACTTAATCCAAGATAACTTGAACCATTTACAGTAATGTTTATTTTTGTTAATACACCAGAAGTTAAAACACCAGCAGCCGCTGCTGTTACTGCGACACCTGTTCCACTAACTGAAACACTTGTTATAGAAGAAATATCCGTAATTGTAGGAGTAGTTATTGCTGTAATTATACCGTTGGTTAATGACACAGCTGCAGAACTATTTGTTTTAGTTGTAGTATCTGTTGCCACATAAATTAATGTAACAGTTGGTACTAAACTATAACCACGACCTGGGTTACTAATAGTAAATGAGGATAATGTACTACCAGATAAGTTTGCTGATACTACACCATTTATTGTAGCAGATGGTGTTGAAATTGTAATCGTAGGAGCTGTTGTGTAATCTTCTCCACCAGAAATAATTGGTATAGAAGTAACTTGGTCACCGGTAACTACCGGAGAACCTAACACGGCACTAAATGTACCTGAATCTAATGATGTTTGGTATAGTGCTTGGTTTGTTGAATATCTTTCCTCAGCACCGTCAATCGCAGCAATACCTGTATCTAATTTTTCATTAGAGTATTCCCAACGAGTACATCTTAATTTGTAAACTGGTAGTTGTCCTAATTGAAAGAATGGCTCTTGATCTTGTACAAACTGTATTTCAAAAAAACTATTCATCAAAGGCATATAAATTATATCACCTTCGTTTGGTCTTCCTTCAACTATCATTGTATGAGCACTATCAACTTGATTTTGCCATCTTCTTTTAGATATTATAAAAGTTGTATCTTCTCTTATTTCTAAACCAAATTTATTAATAATCTCTTGTTCGCCAGCAAAGCCTTCGGTTGTTTCCATATACATTTCTAGTAAATAGGAATCATCAAATTTAGAAAGAGTGTCCTCTCCTAAAATTAAATCTCGATTAGCTAATGTTCTTGGAAGATAGTAACAGTCTTGTCCGTAAATTTTTAAACCTTCAATAATTAAATCTTCGTAAAGTCTTTTCTCACTACTGTTTCCAATACCTGTTCCACCTTGAAAATAATGATTTGTTGCCATGACATTATCCGATCATAAGAGGTTGTGACATTTCAAATGATTTTCTTATTTCATCTTCTATTTTTTCAATGTCAGTTAATGATTCTGAGAAAATTTGTTGACCATTTAATGTAACACCACCTAACATGGCAACTCCATTAAATTTAGATAGGTTTGCACCCCATTGTTTTTTAAATAAAGCAGTTACATATCTTTTCAAAATCATGTCATTAAAGACATCTGTATAAACTGATGGATCTAATTTTCTATAACACTCTATAACTAGAAACTCGCCAACTGTTATATCGTTCTTCCAATCTTGATCAACGTATAGTCTGTTATCATTTTGATTAAATCTTAAAGGTTTTTCTCCTACTAGAATATGATCTAAAAAATCTAAATGCCTCATTACAACATCATAGTTAACAACTGATGTTGAAGAAAAATCGTATAGATCGTTTAATCTCATTTGATATCTAACATCAAATAAGTTCATACTACCTTTTGAGGAGTATGGGAATATGTTAATAACGGAGATAACACTTTCAGGAACTACTATAAAACCATTACCTTCTTGCCAAGCAGTAGTAACTGAATTTTTAGTTACAGATTCACTAGTATTGGCGTTTATTCTATCGTAATCTGTTTGTGTATATTGATACTTTAAGTATGTTCTTCTAATACCATCATAATGATATTGTTGATAAAATTGTAATGCTTCGTCAATTCTATCTTCTAATTGGTCATCTTCTACGTTAATCTCTATTACAGGCTTTCCAAGCGCTCTCAAAGCGTACTGTTTTAATTGTTCTCTACTTGCTGGTTCTGCCATAAATTTCCTTAATTGGGATATATCATCTATATTTATACATCATAAATAGTTGTATTATAGAGCTTTAGACTATTTTAACGATTGATCCTTGATTTCTGACATATTTTTTATTACTTTCTGTCAAATTCGATTCATATTCTATATAGTATGGATTGCATTGTATTGTTTTATTATGATTAATTAATCCTCTGATATCTAGTCTTTTGTACATCTCATTCCAATTACTTCTTATAGCATATTTCAAAACTAATCTAGGACTTTCATCTGATTTAACACTGTGTACTTTAGACCCCACATCTACAAGACAGTTCTCATATTCGTATGATCTATTATCAATTGTAATACTAGGTGAGTTTGACATTAGATTAAGATTTA